ACCCCTACTCGCGGCGGCGCCCGTCACGACGGAGATGTACTGCCGGCCGAATGGGAAGGGATAACTCGTCGTAGACTTAGCCGCTGAGGTGGGGGTGCCCGTCATCCACCATGCCGTGAAGCTCTCTGAACTCCCCAGCGTAGCGGAGTCCTCCATATCCCCGTCGGGGACCATCGTTACCGGAAGGGTAGAGTAGAACCGCAGCGAGGATAGGATGCTGTTGATTGAGGAGTCTACGAAGTCGGGGTGGGTGTCGGGCCATATCTCCCACGACATTACCGGATCAACGATCCCCAGCGGGGCAAGCGGGTCAATGGTCAGGATAGCGGGAGAGAAGACCACCGTTCCAGCACTCGGATCAAATTGGGTGATCCGGTGAGTGGTTGAGCGGACGGCGGAGCTGATCGTGTAGGTTCCCGCACCTGGACTGCCAGACGGCGTCCATCCTGCCGAGCCATTCAATTTAATGCCAGTGTTCGACGTGACGACCATCGTTGCGCCGCCGCTATGTGTGACCGTGAGGCCGATCCACTCATCCGTCTGCCACGTCGCCGCTGTGTCTGTTAGGGTAGCTACCGAAGTGCTTGTTAGAGTGCCGTCATAGGCCGCTGTATAGGAGAGCCTGAGCCAGCCCCCGATGAAGTCGTTAGCGACCACCATCGTCTCCTTGAGAACGATGTCGGTGATGGAGGTGGCCCCAAACCCCAATTCGGTGAGCCCATAGACGTTGGGGCCACGACGGAGACGGCGCAGCCCGAAATTGGCGGCGTAGGACTCATCGTGGATGTACTGCCGGATCGCCAGACGGGTAACGCTAGTAGGCATCTAACACCCCATTAAAATCTACGCAACACCTGCGCCGCCTCGGTCTGCTCACGCCTAACGTTCAACCGGTTGACCAGCGGGTTCAGCCCCTCAAGCGCCAACCGCTCCAGCCACAGCAACTCGTGGTGATCTGCCTCCATCTCCAACAGTTTCCGCCCGTCGCCCTGATCCTTCTTGGCAAGGAAGCGGAGGGCGTCAGCCAACACCCCTTCAGTAAGGGTAAATTTGGAGATGTTAATCGCCGTGGCTTCCGCGATGGTCGTCATCGCGCCCGAAGAGCCGTCACGTGCCCGATATGCGATCCAATCGTTCAGCCGGTCGGGGGGGAGAAGCCAATGGATTTCGTAGGCTACACTGGCCGCCGTCGCACCCAGTGCCGGGGAAAGTGTGAGCGTTCCCCCGTCACGGTCGTACTGGGTCACGCGAGAAACCTTCGGCGCGGCCACTGAAGGAACGTAGACCCACGCCGCCACGAAGTCGTTATTGGAGTAGACGGCGCTTTCAAGCGTCACGGTGTCAGTGGTTCCCGTATCTTCGATAAGCGTCGTAGACCCACCCGCCGAGCCGGTGCCCAGAATGTTGTCGCGGTAGGTGTAGAGCCTCCGCAGAACTTCCACCCGAACCTGTTGCAGGTTAGCCGTTGCCCATGCCACGGGAACCTCCTTCTGAAACGAGAACAGGACGGCGGTAATTGGCTAACTCCCTCAGCCCCCTCGTCCAACTCTCATAGTGCTGCCGCCATTGCTCGGTCAGTTCCATCCGCCGAGCGGCGTCGAGGCGGGAGTCGTGTGACCAGCCCTGCTTCAGGTAGTAGAGCGCCCCTTCGATCAGGATGTCGCGGTCGTAGATGGCGTTTGTGGTCGTGTCATCGTCGGCCTGAGCGATGGCGGCGTAGGCTTCGTTCGAGCCGAACTCCAGCGCCCAGTTGATCGCCTCACTGATACGGTCGGGGTGCAGGACGGGGTGAAGTTCGTAGGTCGCCGCCGTACCCGTGCCCACCGCCACTGTGAACGCGGGGTCAAACGTCAGCGTCCCCGTTGATGGGGCGTACTGAGAAACCATCCTTGCCTCCCCCTCTGGGGCGGCTGAGGCCGTTGTGGTGTCGCAGTACAGCCAGTACCCGACGTACTGGTTCACTCCGGCGATGGTAGAGATGAGCTTGGTGTCCACCATCGTTGTCGTTGAACCCGCGCCGGTGGCGGTGCCCGTCAGGAACGTGTCGCTGCCGTAGAGCTTGGCGGCGATCTCCTGCCTGAGCGAGATTCGTGTGGATGTTGGCATTTAGCGCCTCACTTCTTCGGCTTCTTCACCTTGCGTTCGTCGTTGCGTTGGCGTTCGCGCTGCCGCGCCGCTTCCTTCTGGCGCTTCTTCCCCTGAGCGCGACCACGTTTGCTCACTTCCTCCGCGCCCCCATCTTCTCTGCCTTAGCGAGTCCCGCCCGAAAGAGGTTAGGGCGCTTAACTGGCATCCCGCTGTCTTCTGCTTTGGTGTAGTGGTAGTCCACCTCAGCGCTCGCTTCCTTGAAGTCGGCAAACTCGCGCCGATAGTTCCTCTGATCTCGCGGCGTCTCCGCGAAGCCAGTCACGGCGACGTGGTTGACCTCCGCTCTCCGCGCCGCCGCCCCGCAGGCACAAGCGACTTCTACCGTGTCACGGTGACGCAGCAACTCGCTTTCATGGCCGTTGGGGCAGCGGAACAGAAAGTTGGGCATCGTTTTACAGCACCGAGGTGGTGGCAAGCTCGACGTAGTTCAGGTGCGCATAGTTCAGATTGAATGCCGTGGTTGAGGCCACCTGAACGTATACACAGGCGATACCGTCGCCGATGTATGGGATGCGCGGCTGCCAGGAAGCTGCCGCCTGCGTGATCCGGCCAGCGAAGTCCTGCGCGGTCGTGGCCGGCGTCTCCGTGCCGTTCTCAATCGCCTCGAACAGAACTCGCGTTGTCGTGGCGAGTTCAGCCGCCACGGTCACGCCACCGTCTGTCATTGCACGCGCCGTACTCGATGCCGCAGCCCCGCCCTGCCGCATTGGCAGCGGAACGAATACCGTCCCCACCGTCGAAGCGGCACCCACGGCCTTGATCTTCACCGTGAGCAAGAGCGCGGTCGCAATCGAGACGATTGAGATACCGAACTCTGCCGGGATGATCGTCAAGCCAAGCGCGGCATCAACGCACATCTGCGCCGCCGTGTCAGTGAGAGTGCTGTCAGCCGCCAGGCCGGTGGCAACCGTGCCCATGCGTACTTGATAACAGCGGCCTTCCATCGCCATCTTGTGATAGAAGTCGATGACCGCTACTTCGCCCCTCGCTGAAATCCGAATCGGCTGCCAGCTCTCGGCCCCAGGGTCGGGGAGCGAGGTCCCGAAATAACCGTAAATGTGCTCGTCTGCCATTGTTCTACTCCTTAATTGTCAGCGGAGGCCACCCGGCCTGTTTCCGCAGGTAGTTACGGCGATCCGCCGCTGTTTCGACGGGACGGGCAGGCTTCGGGGGAGTGGGCGTTACCCACTCCCCGTTGATAAGCCGCTCGCCCTTCTTCGGGAAGTGCCTCAGTTTGGCAGGCGCATCAGTCGCCATCCATTCCTACCAGTCGTAGTACACGTGTACTTGACCCATGCCGATACGGTTGGTCGTCAGCGAGTGCATCCCGAACTTCAGCGGGAACTCATCGTTAAGACCCGCCGCCGCCGTGGTGTTCTGAATCGCGCCATCAACGTACCAGTAGATTTGCGGTACGCCGGAACCGTTGAATTGGAGGACGATCTTCCACTTGTGCCAGGTGGTCGAGATCAGCGGTCCGGCATCCAGCGTTGCGGCGTTGCCCGCGAGCTGGAAGTTGACGCCATTGCTCTTGATTACCGCGTACTGGTCGGCCTCCGTGGAGATCGTGGAATCGTCCTCAAAAAAGCCGATAGCGGTCGTGACTTCGTCGGCAGAAGCCACCGTGAACGCGGCCCAGAAGTCGGCGATCAGGTAACGCGGACGGATGGACTTGCCTGCGATAACCGCTGCAGCTTCCATCGACTCGACATCACCGAAGATCGCCGGGCTGGCGACGATATCGCCCGTGCCAGCAAGCAGCGCGTGGTTTGGAGTACCAGCGTCGCCGTAACTACCGTCGAACGGGCCAGACTTCACGTAAGGCGTAGTCGTTTTGGTGAAAGCGCCGCCGCCGAAGTCTCCACCGGTGCCAGCCGTGTTTACCGGCCCAGACGCGATATTCCACCCGCCGTCAACCAGCTCGTCAACAATGGTGCCCGCCGTGGCGGTCGCCATGAGGTCAACGCCGGGGTTGAACGTCAGCCAGTAGTCGGTGCCCACCGTCTGGCCCCAGTCCGAACCTCGCGGTACGTGGAGCCGAGTGACCGGCAGATAGAAGTTCTTGATGTTCGGATTAGCCATCACCTATTCCTTTCCGGAAAATCCTTCCGTAGAAGGACGGGCGTTCCGCCCTCTACTTGATCGACAGCGCCTCCGCAATCTTCACAACGAGCCTTGTCAGCTCGTCTACAGATTCCTGGGTCGCTGCCGCCGGCGGCTTGGGCGCAGTCTTTGTCTCTACCATCGTTAGGCCGCCTTCGGGAGCATGTACGCTTGCAGACGATCAGTTGTGTTCGTGCTGGTGATGATGATCGTTCCGTCGTTCTGGAGGAACCGGCTCGTCTCGATGCAGATCATGCGCGAGTCGTTGGTCGCCATCGTGATGCTCAGGTTGCCGAGGTCGGCCCGCTGCGCCGGGTAGCGGTCTCCCGCCGTGACCACGAAGGTCGCCGCTGTCGTCACCGTAAAGCGCAGGATCAGGCGCTCGTCGAAGGTCTGGCCGGAAGGCGGAGAGATAACCCAACCGTCCGCAGCGGCTGTCGGATCGAGGCCGTTAGCCGTGCCGCTGCCGTCAGCTCCGTCCGGGTTGTCCTCGCCACGGGTGTTGAGGGTCAAGAGTTCGCAGGTGATTGCCGTGGTTGCCACTTCATTACTCCTTTTGCTTGGTTCGTTGGATTAGGCCATCGTGACGGCGACGGAAGCCAGCGCGTATGGCCGAGTCACTTTGCCGCCGTACATGTGCAGTCCCTTAACCGCGTCATTAAAGCCGTCCTCGGGCCTGAATGCCACGATCTTATTGGTCTGCTCCGCGAACGTCGCAGCGTCCTTGACTCCAGCGAGAATCGTGTAGACGCCACCCGCAACAGCCAATGTCCCAGAAGTCGCGCCCGAGAGGTTGTTCGACTCCTTGATGTCAATGGCCGCAGCACGTCCAATGTTGCCGTTCAGAAGGGTCTCGCGGTTCGCTCCTGTGCCGTAGTTGGTGAACCGGACATCCTTCTGCAACATGCCCACAAACCAAGGCGGCACGATTGCCCAGTAGTCGCCGTAAACGTCGTTCTCCCTGAGCTTGACGCCCAGATCAACCAATGTTTCGTAGGCGTCGTCGTCACCAGCCCCTGTGCCGATTGTGCGAGCCGTGAGCCGGTTGCCAGTGCCGTCGGTTGTTCCTGCTACGCCAGTCTGCAAGGTCGAGTTAGCGAACAGGTCAACATCGTTGGCCATCGCGTATGCGGCTTCCCTCATGGCCTTCGACATGAGCTTCGGCTGCTGCTGGGCGGCATCAACGTCGTCGATGCCGAAGTTGAAATAGTCACCCTCTGAAATCGTCAGAAAGAGCGAACTCCCAACCAGAATCTCCGGACGGTCGATGCCTGCGATAGTCGGTGATGCTGCGGTGTTACCGAGTCCTGCGTTGCGCGTGTACGCCTTGACGGTGATCCGGCCAATCGAACTGATCTTGACCGTATCCCCGGTGGCCTTGATCTCTCCCTCGTAATCATGGTTCATCACGTCAGCGTGGACGTGACGCTTGTTCAGGTTTTCGAGAAAGAGCTTGCTCCAAATCGTTGGGTTGAAGTTCCCGATGCTCACGTTAAAGCTCCTTACTGTGACTTATTTGCTGGCGCGATCAATGGCTTCCTGCAATGTACCTTCAGGCAGCGCCTCGATCTGGCTTGATGTCATCTTTTGAATGTCGGCGTAGGTGGGTTTTCCTCCCCCACCCGGCGTCTTCGGGGTCAGGTCTGGGTTGTTCTCCGGGTTGGCCCGTGCCTTGGCGGCGATGTCGTTGAGCGCGGCCTGGCGGCCATCGTCCCGCGCTTCCTTCACGTCCTTGTCGTACTTGGAGCGGGAGACGTAGCCCTTCTCAGTTGTGGGCTCCACCAGCCGCTTCAGCATATCGGTCGCAAAGTCGGGGTCAGGTCTACCCTGGGCCATGCGGTTGACACGCCCCAGGAACTCAGAGGCGAAGGACTCATCCTCCACCGACTCGCCCAATTTCCCCAGAAGCCAGTACGACCCCTCGAAGTAGAGCT